TAGTCCGCATGAACCTGGGCGATCTCTGCCTCCTTCTGCTTGATGTCGGCGTTCAGCTGAGTAATCTGAGCCTGCAGTCCATCAACCTTGGCCCAATACTCGTCCCACTTGGAATTACTCTCGGAAATCCCAGTGGAAATGCCGCTAATAGCCGCCATCATTTCCTTCAGCTTCTCTTCCATTTTCTGATCCTCCTTGTCAGTTTTTTTATTATTTAGCTCCATCACGATAGCGGCTTCATC